GTGCAGGAACTGCTCTGTACCAAGAAATGAGGAGAATGGGTATACCTATACAGGAATACACGCCACACAGGGGATCTGGTGACAAGCTAGCTAGACTTAACTCCGTGACTGACATTGTGTCATCAGGTCTGTGTTGGGTCCCCGAAACACGATGGGCAGAAGAGCTTATCGAAGAGATAGCAGGGTTTCCGTTTATGAGCCATGATGACTTGGTTGACTCCACCGTCATGGCATTGATGCGATTTAGACAAGGTGGGTTTATACGACTACCGAGTGATGAACCTGCAGAAGTCGTTTACTTTAAACATAGGAGAGGCGGGTACTACTGATGGCTGTAGAAAAAGGACTGTTCCAAGCCCCGAAGGGTGTAGACGAGGAAGATACAGAGCAACTTGAGATAGAGATCGTAAACCCTGATATGGTCACATTAGACGATGGTAGCATGGAGATCACTATAGTCCCTGACGCGGAGGGTGCTGGTACAGGGGCATTTGATGAGAACCTTGCAGAGAATATGAAAGATGACGAGTTATCCGCAGTGGCTGATGAACTATTGGGTAATATAGATTCTGACTTGGAAAGCCGTAAAGAATGGGCGGATACGTTTGTTCGTGGTTTGGATGTGTTGGGGTTTAAGTATGAGGAACGTACCGAACCCTGGGAGGGAGCTTGTGGTGTATACTCTAACGTGTTAGCAGAAGCAGCTATACGGTTCCAGGCAGAAACCATGAGTGAGACATTTCCCGCACAGGGGCCTGTAAAGACAAAGATACTGGGTGAAGAGACCCGCGAGAAGTTGGAAGCCTCTAATCGTGTAAAAGCCGACATGAATTATGAGCTTACAGAAAACATGGTGGAGTACAGATCAGAGCATGAACGTTTGCTCTACAACCTTGGTCTGGCAGGGTCTGGGTTCAAGAAGGTATACTATGACCCGAACATGGGGCGGCAGGTAGCTGTGTTCGTACCTGCAGAAGATGTAATCGTACCTTATGGCGCATCGCACATAGAAACAGCGGAACGTGTAACGCATGTCATGCGGAAGACAAAGAACGAACTAAAGAAGCTACAGGCTAGTGGGTTTTATGTAGATGTGGATCTTGGTGAGCCACAGGCATACCACAGTGATATAGAAGAGCGTAAAGCAGAAGAGGGTGGGTATTCTCTTACAAACGACAACCGATACAGCATATACGAGGTACACGCAGATATAATCATAGATGGCGTTGATGACTCCGATGAGGGTATAGCCAAACCGTACATAATATCTATAGAGCGTGGCTCGTACAGGGTATTAGCCATACGACGTAACTGGAACCCTGACGATGCTTTGATGTTAAAAAGACAGCACTTTGTGCATTACGTGTATACTCCAGGGTTTGGGTTCTACGGTCTTGGATTAATACATATCATAGGTGGTTACGCCAAAGCAGGAACATCTATCATACGTCAGCTCGTAGACGCAGGCACATTGGCAAACCTTCCAGGGGGTCTAAAGTCAAGAGGCTTGCGTATCAAAGGGGATGATACACCGATAGAGCCTGGGTCTTTCAGGGATGTTGACGTACCATCGGGTAGTATACGTGATAACATTATGCCCCTACCTTACAAAGAACCTAGCCAAGTGTTATTGGCTTTGTTGAAAGATATAACTAATGAGGGTCGTCGGTTAGGGGCTGTGAGTGATATGAACATATCGGACATGTCAGCTAACGCTCCTGTAGGTACAACCCTTGCCCTATTAGAAAGAACACTGAAGCCTATGGCAGCTGTGCAGGCACGTGTACATTACGCCATGAAGCAAGAGTTTAAGATGTTAAAGATACTTATGGCAGAGTACGCACCTGCTGAGTATGCGTATGTGCCGACTAGAGGCGACGTATCTGCTAGACAATCTGATTATATGATGATTGACGTTATCCCTGTGTCCGACCCAAATAGCTCCACTATGGCACAGAGAGTGGTGCAGTATCAGGCAGTCCTCCAAATGTCCCAAACTGCACCACAGATATATGACCTGCCTCAGTTACATAGGCAGATGATAGAAGTTCTTGGGGTGAAGAACGCGGAGAAACTTGTACCGACTAAGGATGATCTCAAGCCTGTAGATCCTGTAAGTGAAAACATGGCAGTGTTGCAAGGTAAACCGATGAAGGCGTTTATATACCAAGATCATGACGCACATATATCTACGCACATGATGTTTATGCAAGATCCTGTGATAGCACAGATGATAGGGCAGAACCCACAGGCTAAACAGATCATGGCGGGTATACAAGCACATATAGCTGAACATCTTGGGTACAAGTATAGAAAAGATATAGAGGCTAAATTAGGGGTAGAGTTACCGTTACCAAACGAGAATCTGCCTGAAGAGATAGAGGTCAATCTATCAAGGGTTGTTGCTGATGCAGCCAAACAACTTACCCAGCAGAATATACAGCAGGCAGCACAGCAACAGGCACAGCAGAAAGCACAAGACCCTGTTGTACAGATGCAACAGGCAGAAATTCAAATCAAAGCACAGGAAGTACAACGTAAGGCTGAGAAAGATAAAGCAGATATAGCCTTACAGCAAGCCGAGCAGGAGAGAAAAACAAGGAAAGACGAATCAGACGTTATTCTTGAAACTGCTAGGTTACAAAGAGATAGTTGATGGCAAAGACAGTATTTGACGTTTTAGTAGATAGAATCGAAGCTGAGATAGCTTCTGCACAGAGTTTCCTAGAGGCAGGGTCGGCAAAAGACTTTGCTAATTATAGGGAAATCGTTGGGTTGATCCGAGGTCTAAGATCCAGCGCAACACACATTAGAGACCTTGCGAAGCAACAACTGGAAGGTGACGATGACTGAAGCAGTAAAACTAACGGATGACGAACTAGATCAGCAACTCCCACGGCCTGTGGGATACAGAGTGCTTATAGCTTTACCTGAAATAGAAAAGACGTATGGGAATACTAGCGTCTTGAAAACAGATAAAGAAGTACATCACGATTACATAATGTCTATCATGGGTCTTGTGATAGATATGGGGGGAGGCGCATATGGAGATAAAGAACGGTTTCCTGATGGCGCATGGTGTAAAGAAGGTGACTTTGTTATGTTCCGAGCAAACAGCGGAACACGATTTAAGGTGGCTGGAAAAGAGTATCGTTTATTGAACGATGATTCTATAGAGGCTGTAGTAGCAGATCCTCGTGGTATAACGAGAGCATAAGAGGTAAAAAATGGCATTTGAAAAAGTAGAGTACTCATTCCCCGATCCTGATGGAGACGCGGTAAACCAGCAGATAGATATAGAAGATTCTAGTGCTGTAGAGATAGATATATCAGGTAAGAAAGAAGAGAAAGATGAACCAAAGACTAACGGAGCAGAAAGTAAAGGAAGCAAGGAGGCTGCTCCTAAAGATGAACTTGAAGTTGAAGTTGTCAATGATACACCGAAAGCTGACAGGAATCGTAAACCTTCTACCCCACCTGAAGAGATTACTGAGGAAGAACTTAAAAAATATTCGGATCAGGTTCAGCAACGGATAAAACATTTAGGTAAAGGCTACCATGATGAAAGACGAGCAAAAGAAGCCGCTATACGAGAGCGTGATGAGCTTGAAAGGTTTGTAAAATCTATACAAGATGAGAATAACAAACTAAAAGGCAGTGTTAACAAGAACCAAACAGCTCTTGTCGAACAGGCTAAGAAAACAGCAGAGGTTGAGCTTAGTCAGGCTAAAAAAGCATATAAAGATGCGTATGAGGCAGGAGATGCAGACGCTATTCTTATTGCACAAGAAAGCCTAACAGGAGCAAAGATAAAAACTGATAAGTTAAATAATGTAAAGATTCCTGCTTTACAGGAAGAATCAGATGAGGTAAAAACTAAAGAAGAGCCTGAAAAAGCTCCTGTTGTAGATCAACGGGCGAAGGATTGGGCTTCAAGTAACACTTGGTTCGGTACAGACGATGAGATGACAAGTCTGGCACTGGGCCTGCACAACAAACTTGCCAAGCAAGGAGTTGATTTGCAGAGTGACGAATACTACGAGGCTATCGATTCTCGTATGCGGCAGCTCTTCCCAGATAAGTTCGAAGAGGAGATTGCAGAGACCGAAGAGGCTGAAAAGCCGAAAAAACAGGCTAATGTGGTTGCACCCGCAACGCGGAGCGTAGCACCCAAAAAGGTAAAGCTAACGCAAACACAGGTCGCCATAGCGAAGAGATTAGGAGTACCTATCGAATTATACGCCCAAAAGGTTGCAGAAGAAATGAGGAAAGAATAATGGCTGAAAACAGAATCAACAGAGAACTTGAAACTCGTGAGAAGACAGTACAGAAGAAGGCTTGGCAGCGACCCGAAGTTTTACCTTCACC